ATTCTAAACTACTCGTATACCAAACCTGAAGAGCAATCTGAATTCCAGAGTATTTTGCTGAGAGACACCGTGTTTAACTACGACTCGGTTACTCTCTTACCCACGGGCACGGTTCAGCGATATCGAATGCTGTGGATCAACAAGAACACAGGGAAAGTCAACCTTAGGTTCTTTAATTCTGATGGGGTTCAAGTAGACGCGAAGAACGAATTGTCCGACAAGACAATTCAACTCGAACTCACACGAATTCCCTTCGTGATGTTCAACATTGGTGACTCGTTAATCAAGGATGTGGCGGATCATCAGATAGCCCTGCTCAATCTAGGCTCAAGTGATGTGAACTATGCTCTACACTCGAACTTTCCGTTCTACACGGAGCAACGAGACGAGCGATCGTCCGGCGCGCATCTAAAGCGAGTTGCCACCGACGGCACGGCAACAACAGGTGGTCAGGGTTCGGAGTCGGAGACTGTTTCGGTTGGTGTTCGTCAAGGTCGTTATTACCCTCGTGACACAGAACGCCCAGGCTTCATTGCCCCACCGTCAGAACCTCTGTTGGCGAGTCTTAAGCTACAGGAAAAGCTTGAGCACGATATTCGCAAGCTTGTAAATCTAGCCGTCCAGAACATGGGCGCGCGGGCGTCTGCCGAATCTAAGTCGGTGGATAATCAGGGGTTGGAGAACGGACTCGCATTCATTGGGTTGGTTCTTGAGGGTGGCGAGCGTTTGCTTGCTAGCTACTGGGCCGCTTATGAAGAGAAGATTGAAAGCCGACGTCAGCTTCCTACCATCAAGTACCCGGACCGTTATTCGCTGAAGTCAGACGAGGACCGACTGTCTGAAGCAGACAAACTGGCGAAGCTGATGAACGCTGTACCTGGGCGCGTGGTGAAGCGAGAACTGTCAAAGAACATCGTAAGCGTGCTTTTAGGCAGTAAGACGAACTCCACCGTGTTGGCGCAAATCTATAAGGATATCGACGAGGCTCCATACACATCCAGTGATCCCGACATGATCCTGGCAGCAAAGGAAGCCGGACTCGTGGGTGAAAAGACTGCCTCGATCGCTCTTGGCTTCAATGAAGACGAGCATATCCAAGCGCAGAAGGACCACGTTGCTCGTGTAGCTCGTATCGCCGAGGCTTCTGGCGTTGAAGCCGGCCCCGGCGCTGCGTCTCGTGGGGTGGATGATCTATCTCCCGACCCCGCGAATGAAGGGGCCGGCGAAAAGTTAGTAACCCGCCAGACAGACCAAAAAGAAACCACAAATAAGCCTGTTCGTGGCGAAGGCAAAGCCACAAAGGAAGAAGCCTAATGTTGCTGGAAACCGCACGCGCCGAATTCAAAACCGGCCAAACCACGATCGGTACGACTGCCGCTCGGTTGATTGCGGCTGGGCATAAAGCCTACTCCTATGTCTATATCGAAGCGGACATAGACAATACGAACGATATCTTTGTCGGGCATGACGGTGGCGTCTCCAGCCAAAATGGTTGGCGGCTTGAGGCCGGTCAAAGCATCACGATTCCCATCGACGATCCAAACAAGATTTGGATCGTTGGTGGGGCAGCAAGTCAAGTCCTGAAATGGCTTTTTGCCTAACATGAAGAGGGTCTCGTGGAAATCACCAAAGAAACTCTTGAATCATTTGGTCACGGACACGCCGTTGTTGGTACAAGTCCTTCCAAACTCGTCCCTTATTCTGTAGCTGCGCTAAAGGGTGTTTTGCTGCGATGTCCTGGTGAAGCTGATCCAAACGGTAACACTGACCCAGTTTGGGTCGGTAATGGCCCGAATGTTACCGCAAACAGTAATGTTCAAAACGGCGGTATGCCTCTTTTACCTGGGTCGGCGATGTTTATTCCGTTAGATGACCCAAGCAAGTTGTGGGTCGTTTCAACAGCCGTAGACCAAGATATTGCCTGGATGATTGTATGAGTGGTTTCTTCATTCAAAGCGGCAGCGGTCCACAAGGCCCGCAAGGGCCTGCCGGAGACCCCGGCACTGGCGTGATGCAGTGGCAAGGCGCGTGGGATAGCGGCACAGAATATGTTGAAAACGACGCTGTCGAGTTGAATGGAACCTCGTACATCTGTGTTGCTACAAACACTAACCAATCGCCACCCAACCTGACTTACTGGAACGTGCTGGCAGCGAAAGGTGTAACGGGAGCTACTGGGGCAACGGGAGCTACTGGGGCAACGGGAGCTACTGGGGCACAAGGACCGCAAGGTATCCAAGGTGTTCAAGGTAATAGCTTTACTTGGCGAGGAGCTTGGAGCGGAATCACAGCTTATGCTCTCCGCGATGTTGTTTCCCTAAGTGGCACGTCGTACATCTGTATTCAGGCACATACCAATCAGTCGCCGCCCAACGCGAGCTACTGGAACGTAATGGCCCAGAAAGGAGACACAGGTGCTACTGGTGCTACAGGCGCTCAAGGGGCAGCCGGTAATAACGGCTCGGACGGAAGCGATGGGGACGACGGGTTAGATATCACGTGGCTCGGTGCATGGAGTGCAGTGCCGACGTATCAAGTAAATGATGCTGTGTCCCTTGATGGTGCGTCATACATCTGCACAGCGACAAACCAAAACCAAACACCACCGAACGCTAGTTTCTGGGATTTGTTGGCGGACAAGGGTGACACCGGTGAAAACGGTCTCCCTGGCTTGAACTGGCTTGGTGCTTGGAGTGGTGCAGTTGAGTATGATCCAAATGATGCCGTGGAAAATGATGGGGCGTCGTATATCTGCATTCTGCAACACACCAATCAGGAACCTCCCAACGGTACTTACTGGGACTTGTTCGCTGATAAGGGTGCGACGGGAGCCACTGGTGCGACCGGAGCTACGGGTCCGCAAGGTGATCCAGGTGACACAGGTCCGCAAGGCGATCCAGGTGATCCCGGTACTGATGGCGCAGGCTACGCCGCAACTTCGGCTACGAGTGTTACGTTTGGTGTCGGAACAAAGACTTTCACGACTCAGGCTGGGTTAGCGTACTCAGCAGGCGCTCGCGTCCGAATCTCGTCGGCGGCCAGTCTTGACTACATGGAAGGCGTTGTTTCCTCCTACACCGGAACAACTTTGGAAGTCGCTGTCGAATTGGAAACTGGAACGGGGTCACATACTGATTGGCTTATTAACTTAGCCGGCGATCCGGGAACCAACGGGTTTCCTGGGAACGACGGCACAAACGGGTCTGATGGGTTAGCTGTTCCTGGCGGACGGCTCACAACTACATCCAACACGCCGGTCACGACTTCGGATTCTACAGACTCCACGACATTGTACTACACACCGTGGTTACACGACCAAATACCGTTGTACTCTGGAAGCGTGTGGAACCTCCGCACGTTTGCTGAGACAGCTATTACTATACCATCCACGACAAACACGTTGTATGACGTATTCTGCTACGACGACGCAGGCACACCTGCGTTCGAGACAGAAGCGTGGACGAATGATACAACACGGGCGACAGCACTGGTGCGCCAGAACGGTCGTCTTGTGAAGTCGGGCGATGCAACTCGCCTGTACATTGGAACTATTTCGACAAGTGGAACAACCGCCCGCGTGACGGACGCAAACTTCCAGCGAAACATCTTCAACATGTATAACCGAGTGACGCGCGTACTCCGACGTCAAGACTCCACAGGTAGCTGGACGTATACAAGCTCAGCGTGGCGGGTAGCTAATGCTGACTCTTCTAATAAAGTAGAAGCAGTGATAGGGGTCCCCGGCCCTGCTGTTGAACTTCATGCTTACATGAATGGGCACACCACTGAGACAGCCGACATCGGCTACGTTGGAATTGGCAAGAACACGGTGGGTAACTCAGGCATTGCTGGTGGCTTCTCACTCACGAATGATTCCCAAGCGATTGCTCGCTTGTTGGACCTACCGGCCGTTGGTCGACAGACCTATAACTGGGTTGAGCGAATGGCACACAATGGGTCGGGCACGTTGACTGTTATAAACACGTCTAATGAGTTGTGTGGTCTCTTTGGCTCCGTGGAGTTGTAGCAATGGATTACTCCTATTACGGAACCCTAGACGAGGCCGACGAGTACTTCACGAATCGACTGCATGAGTATTCGTGGTTCAAAGCGGCACCAGCAAAGCGTCCAAAGGCATTGATTGCAGCACGTCGAATTATCGACACACTTAATTTCAAAGGTCGGAAAAGTACCGTTTACGCTTTACTACAAGCCGACGAAAACGCAACCGACGAAGAAATACGAATTCAAGAGGCTGCGCAACCTCTTGAGTTTCCAAGGGGAAACGACGAAGAGGTTCCCGACGCCATTAAGATGGCCCAGTTCGAGATAGCTCACTCGCTTCTCGACGGGAAAGACCCAGAGATGGAGTTGGAAAACCTAGGAATTATTTCCCAAGGGGTCGAGTCTGTGCGTACAACGTACAACCGATCTCAAGTTCCAATAGAGCATATCGTGAACGGTGTTCCGAATGCTCTCGCATGGCGGTTTATTCGTCCTTTTCTTAGGGATGAAGATGCCATCAAACTCGCTCGCATTAGCTGAGTGAGAATCTCTTAATTACCGGCTTGAGATACCGGGCTTGTTGGCGTAAGAACCCAGGCTGCGCCAATTGTTTTGTTCTGGGGATTATGAGGACTAGGAGTATGACCGTGCTTGAAATGTATCGTGCGTTCCCTTTTGTTGTCTGCTTTGATGGCGATGGCGATGGCGACGGTTCCGGCGACGGTTCCGGCGAAGGGGAAGGCGAAGGTGAAGGTAGCGGTAATGGTGCTGAGACGAGAACGTTCACACAGGATGAACTCAACAAGATTCTTGCCGAAGAGAAACGTAAGCAACGCGCTCAATCTGAAAAGATTGAGAAGCAGTTGAAAGACACTCTCGCTTCGGCAAAGCTTTCTCAGGATGAGCGAGCGAAGCTTGATGACATGTTGGAGGACGTTCGCAAGCAGATGCGTAGTAAGGAAGAGCAAGCCAAATTCGAGAAGAAGAAACTCGAAGAAGAGCACTCGACACGCATCAGCGATTTGGAAGCCCGCCTGGGGCTTGCTGAAACTCGGTACAAGGACACGATCATTGATCGCGCTCTTATGGATGCTGCTGTAACAGGAGATGCGTTCAATCCGGCACAGGTGGTAACTCTCTTGAAGCCTCACGTGAAGATTGTTGATGACAAACCGATGATCGACTTCCCCGATTTTTCTGAGGATGAGAAGCGAGAGCCAATCACCACTCAGCGAACAGCGGAAGATGCCATCAAGCGAATGAAGCAATTGCCTGATATTTGGGGCAATCTCTTCAAGAGTAACGTGGTTGCGGGAGTCGGCGGGTCGTCCGTTACCGGTGACGTACCATCGGGGCCAAACGGGCGTTACGACTTGCGGAAGTTGGATGGCAAGAAGTATCTGGAACTTCGCAATAAAGACCCGAAAGCTCTTGGGCTTGGCGATAAGTAAGCCCATTCACATCGTGTGCGCCGTGTTGGCTGCACATAAAAGTTAATCTCAAAGAACAGAGGAATGCAAATGCATTTGTACGTGTCCCCGGTGTTCGTCGTGTGTTACGACAATGACGCGATGATCCCGGAAATCTGGGCCGCTGAGAGCGTGGCGATTCTCCAAGAGAATATGGTCATGCCCCGCTTGGTCCACACCGACTTCAAAGATGAAGTCGCGAACTTCGGCGACGTCGTGAATACCCGACGTCCGGCCGAACACCGTGGCCGTCGAAAGGTTGACGGTGATACCGTTACCACGTCGGCGACGAACGCTACGCTGATCCGCGTCCCGCTGGATCAGCACGTGTACGACTCCTTCATCATCTATGACGGTGAAGGTAACAAGTCGTTCCAGGATTTGATCGCGATGCATCTCCGTCCGGCCGTTCAAGGCTTGGCTCGGACGATTGATCGCGGTCTGTTGGGTCAGGCTCACCGTTGGTTCCGTACCACGCCAAAGCGAGCCGGCCGACTGGGTTCCATGTCCAGCAGCAACTCGAAGGATTTCATGCTGGAAGCGGGCGAAATCTTCAACACCAATCGCGCCCCGATTGACGGTCGCAACCTCGTGTTGTCGCCGGCCAGCCAGACTGCGTTGCTCAAGACGGAATTGTTCCTGAAGGCCAATGAGCGCGGAGACGGTGGGGATGCTCTTCGTCGGGCCATGCTCGGCGACATCCTCGGCTTTTCGACCTTTATGAGCCAAACGGTTCCCGGTATCTCGGCGATCAACGCTGATACGGTCGCCGGTACTGTCACCAACGCTTTGGCGGCTGGTGGTAGTGGCTCTCAAGTCGTGGACATTCAAGACTACGAAATGAATGTCGGTGAGTTCTTCACGGTTGCTGGCAACGACCAGCCTGTTTTGGCTACCGCTGTCACGGCGTCGACGGACACGACAGCCGTCACGGCCAATGAAGCCAACAAGTACGCAACGCTGGCTGCGGCCGTTATCACAGCCTACAAGGCGTGTGCTGTCGTTGGTGCCTACTCGGCCGGTTACTCGAAGGACGTCACTGTCGACGGGTACACGACTGACAAGCCTCCGCAAGTCGGCCAGTTGATTGCTTTCGGTACGGGTGGCACTCGTCACGTGTACACGATCATCGAGGCAGAAGCTGGCGATCCCGGTGAAACGAAGCTCCTCCTCGATCGCCCCCTGGAATTCGCTCTGACGAATGACCAGTTGGCGTTCCCTGGTCCGGTCGGCTCGTTCAATTTGGCCTTCCACCGGAATGCTCTCGCCTTCGTCCATCGCCCGATGGCCGTTCCGGCTGGTGCTAACGGTGGTGTCGTGACCCAGAACAACATCTCGATGCGTGTCACGATGGATTATGACAGCACGCTGATGGGTACCCGCGTCAACGTTGACCTCCTGTGTGGTTACGCCCCGCTGGACCTGGACCTCGGTGTCCTCCTGCTCGGCTAACGCTCAGCGTTTTGGATTTTCTCACCCTGCCGGGATTTCCCCGGCAGGGTGTCTTCTTACTTGCATGGAGGTACACAGGTGGAGTTACTGGATTTTCTTAAAGAGTTCGGCCCGTTGGCTGGTGCCGTTCTCTTTTTTATATGGCGAGATTTTCGACGGGAAGATCGTCTGGCTACTCGAATCGAAAAGCTTGAAGACGAGCAACGCGAAGTCATTCTCCCACTCGTCGAACGGACAACGAATGTGATCGTTCAGAATACCGCCGTGATGTCGCGGCTAGAAACGACACTCGAACACATGAGGGTGTCCACCAATGAGACGAGACAACAGTAATCTCATTTTCAGAATCAGGGCCGCCCTGTATAGTCTCACGCGCGAATATGGTGGCGGTCCTCTTTCTATTTACACCAACCTCGGAACAACTACAGATTTACAGTCTGGAGTAAAAACCGTAAACAAGTCTGTAACCGAACTCGATCTCGTTATTATTCTTCCCGCGAAGATAAACCGAGACCTGATTCAAACGATTTCGCAGATTTCTGCAAACAAGGCATTCGTCTACGGCGGTTCATATGACAGTCGTTCTCGAATCTTCATTGTCGACCGCAAGCATTTAACACTCGACACATTGACGCTCAATGACTGGTTAGTCTACGACGGACACAAATACGAAATCAAGCGTATCGAGGAATTCTCCTACGATACAGCATGGGTCATACTTGCTCGGCAAGTAATAGATGACACCCCAGAACAAATCTTTCCGCTTGCTGTGGACCACCGCCTGTCACTTGACTCGTCAAGCGAAAACAACGAGTGAGGACGCCGATGGCAAACCCAAACTGGACACGTTGGATTCACTCGTCCATCGCAGTCTACTTGAAGTCCGTGGCAACTAGCCTGTCGTTACCGACGCTCATAGAGGGGATTGACGACAGATCAGAAGCGTTCATGTCCGCCCCTAACCGGCTGGAAGTTCGAGTCAATGGACCATTTACACAAGAAATAAGCCACGGCTATCATCGTGTCTATGTTGATGTAAATGTCGTGCTGAAATGCCACTTAGGCGGTGAGCTTGTGAATGCATTCACCTTCGACCAGCTTTTAGGCGAATTGCATGAAGCTATGGATGGCCCGATCCCGGTTCTCGCCTTTTCATTAGTCCCGGCCGAAAACGACGACCCTGAACACGTTGCGTGTTTGGTTCCACGGTCCGGAAAGAATGACGCGATTCGAGTAATACACTTCGGACAGATAGATCGCACAGACCGAATCCGCGAGGGAATGGTCGACGCGCGGTATACAGCTTACATCGCAAGCTAAATACATTCTTTGTCGCCTAGGTGACTAGCCCTGCATCGGCTGAGTAGATGCATACCGCTAAGCATTCTGCTTTAGCTTCTAGCTACATTTCTGCTTGCGGCTAATGGCCTGCATAGCTCCACAACAATAGGTGTACACGTGGCCCGAATCGAACTGCGCGACGCAGACATCCTGATCCGAGATGGACTGGCTGGCACTGCGGCCGTGAATGAAATGAGTCTCATGGCTGGTGCCGTGGACTTTGATATTGATACTGTCGTGTTGAACACGACTAACGCTGATCTTGTGCCGATTGGCGCTCGTTTCACTGTGGCAGGCGAAACAGGCACTCCGATCCACATCGTTACTGGTCGCACGGGTGATCCGACAACAAACATTGTTTTCACGCCTGGACTAGCTAGCTCTGTGAGCGAGGATGCCGTAATTACCTTCTCGCCACAACAAATCACGGTCAAGGTCGGCGACGGAAACCTCACCTACACCGAGAACAAGAACTACGACTACCTCCTGGATCGAGGAAATCTTGACACCGTTCGGGAAGGCGACGAAGCGCCGCTCGAAATCAGCTTGGAGTTCGTCTACGAGTTCGTGAAAACCGGAACCGGTGAAGCGATAACGCCCGTTGATGCTTTGAAGGGTATTGGTGGGGCCGCTGATTGGACGAGCACTTCTAGCGACCAGTGCGAATCATATTGCGTTGATATCGTGATCGACAGAGACGCACCATGTAACACCGCTGAGGACGAGATCACGGTGTTTTCGGAGTTTCGTTATGACTCGTTGGAATTTGATTTGAGTGCCGCAACGATTGCGGTGAACGGTCGCTGCAACGTGACCGAACCCGAAATCACTCGCGAGTAAGTCGTTTCTTTATAAGCCCGTTTCGGTGGCTCGAATCGGGTTACTTTCTGAGGGAGATAATACAAATGAAAATCGGTGGCGTTGCAATTACCCCGCCCGTCGAGGAAGTGTTGGTACTTCCGCGGGGCGATGCACAGCTTGTGTTCCGCGCAATCGCAGTTAAGACGTGGGATGAGTTTGAGAAACTATGCCCATCGCCCGAACCGCCGAAAATGCTTGTGAAGAACAAGCAAGTGCCAGATGCGGAAGACCCTGGGTACAAGAGTCTTCTCAATACGTGGTATCTGAAGCGATTTGCTTATCTGGTGATAAAGTCGCTTGAGCCTTCCAGTATCGAGTGG